GTACCGATCTTTATACTGGCGTAAAACCAGTCCCGTCGCAAGGATAGTCAGTCCTAACACGCAACAGAATTTTATTGTTTTAAAACTATAGAAATTCCTCCTATAGAACATGATAGCATGTGCGCTACACAAGAGGACACAAGACCTACAAGGCCGCGAAGACAACAGTGCAGTAACCACCTGGGGCAGTTAGCGTACCAGCAGCACCTTCCAAGGTGACGTTGAAGCTCAACGTGTCGGAGCCAGAAACAGCACCGACCCACTGGAGACCATCAACAAGGAGCTGATTGCCAATAGAGGCTCCACTTGCAGTGGACTGCACCTCCGGGGCAGTGGCAGCACCATTCTTAAACAGAACAATGCTGTCAACAAAACCTTCTGCAGACGTGTCCTTAAACAACGCCTTGAGAGTAACCTTGTAGTAACCAGCAGGTGGGGTGAACACCCCCGCCGCAGGCAGCCCGATCTTGATGCCATCAACCACAACTGTGTCAAATCCGAGATTGGCAGGAGTGCCATTCACGAACGACTGTGGAGCAACAAGCAAGAACTCAGAGGCTGATGCAAGCGGAAGGAGCCCACCTTGAGGGGGATTCAACAGTGTAGGCTTCGTGCACCGGAAATTGTAACGAACATGCAATTCGCCAACCAACCCGGCACCAGCTTGCCCAATGGTACACACCCACAAATTTCCACCATCAAAGGTCTTGATGTCCTCGTCAACAGGAATGGGACCTGTACGAATATACTTGCTGTCGGCCTTGTTCACACAAGACGCGTCCAGACGAAGTCGAATGATCTCGTACGGCATGGCATCCTTGACATGCATGATCTCCACCTGTTGCTTGGTCGTCGGAGCAGGGTTGCCAGCGTTGTAGTCCATCGCCACAATCACCTTGCCCGTTTGACCTTGCGCAGCGTACTGCGAGACTTCCGGTTTGAAGTAGAACTCACAATCCACCATCTTCCACTCTGAGTAGAGCGCCGCCTTAATAGCTCCCTTCGGGAACGTTGAGGCAAGGCCCGGCTGCACAGCGTACTTGTTGGCGGTAAAGGCAATACTGCCGTTGATGTCCGCAACGAGCTCATCAAACGTGATATTCTCACCGAGGAAGGACTCGCGACCGTTGTTCCGGACACCCCGAGGCATCAGGTTAGACGGCACACGCCTATCATCCAGCTCTTTGCGTGCGCTCTTGGGCGCACGCGGGGGGGCCGGTCCCCCTTGCCCATTGCCCTTCTTACTAGCAGCCTTGTCCTTCTTGGACTGGGCTGCCCGACGGGCCTGCTCCTGCTTGATAGAAAGCGCTGGCTGCATTTTGGTTGTTGTTTTGCGTGATGCTCGTCACACACAGACTTATGCTGTTGAACTGTTCGAATAAACCAGCACAAATCGAGTCCACGTCAAAAAACAAACGGGACTCCCAACGAAAATGCAGCGCCATTATCTGCGCGTCAGAAATGCGGGCTCCTAGGATATCTCGTAGACGAGGGGTGATCACAATCGTTCCTAAAAACGAATCAATCCGCTCCTCAAGTCTGAGAAACTCGTACTCCCAAGGCCACACCACCAACCGTAAACCAAGCAAATGCATAAGGACACACTCCTCAAAAGTGAACGAATTGTTCATCCGAACCCAATTTATGCTCGACGTGAGTTTGGCGTAATTGCCGGCAGCTACCAAAAGATCACCATGGCCGCGCACAAAACGCTCACGTAAATGATGTGACAAAAAAACCACCTCTTGCGCCCAACAGGGCTCGGCATTATCGTACGCAATCAACACCTGGTACTGAGCCAGATAGTCGCGAACTTGCCGAATGCCAATGTTGTCATCGTCAATAGACAACGCAAAATCATCTCCATTCACAATCAATTTAAGAACATCATCGGGGTCACGACCACTCATAGTCGCAACTGCTTCAGACAAAGTCAACCAGAAGTACAACGAATTGTCATGTCCAGTGTTTTCCCACCCTGATTTATTATGGAGCAAACGATATACCACACCCATTGTGATAGTGTCGCCCGCATAAACCGCATCATACAGGATGTCAACAGCAGCGTGATAGTCATCAGCCAGAAAAGCCTTGCGCAAATCACGAATGATCCGGGCACAACCCAAATTGAACCGTTGATCGCAGCCATCGCCGTCAGCAAAGAAGCAGTTTCTCTTTTTACCAAGAGACAACACTGTCATCACAAACTGAGGCCCAGGTACTGCAACACCTATGGTGATTGGGTGCCGACCCATCGTCTCCACAAGCTTATCATTCTGGCGAGCAAAGAGCTGTTTTGAACACTGAAGATGTTCCAAGCCACTAGCATTGAAACCTCTAGTTTTCTCGGCCGCGACACGTTCCGCGGTCCGCAATTCGTCCTTTAACGTCAAAGAGAAGGGGAGCCACATCTCTTGACCAGCCAACACATTTCTCACGTTTTCTTGAACCTGTGGTCCATACTTCACAAAAGCGTCGTACTTATCAACGCAATCATAGTACCACGGGTAGCCAGGACTCTTTGTCATTGTCATGCGCCCAATAGCCTCAGGCGCTGGCATAAAGTTATCACCGCACCAAATACCTGCCAAATAGCGCATACCATATTGGTACATCCAGGCTAACTTGGACTCAGGATAAGGTAACAACGGATCAACTGCTTTAGCACAGCTTTTTTGCAGAGCATTAAAAGTCATAGCACTTGGAACGTAATCAACGTCCGGGCTGTCGACCTGCCAAGGAGCTGGCAGGAAGTGAGAAGAGCCTAAGGGCCTGAACGGAACTTGACCTACGACCTGGAGTGGCACGCTTCGCACGTGCAATCCAGTCGCGCACACCGGGATCTCATAGAACCGAGACCCGATGTGCTTTACTAGTTTTTTGGCACCCATTGAAGCATACCGTCGGTTACTGGAACCGCACGGTTGTCAAACTTGGGTCGTCCAGCCGCAAAATGAACACCAATCACTCGTCCATTTGAATTGACGTAGACACCACCACAATCTCCAGGTTCAGTAGAGCACGTGGTCCGCATCTCAAAACCATCGGCACCATCACCCAACCAAGTGACCATGCCTTCAGACATCAAACCCTCACGCGCGAAGAACCAGCACTTCTGGTTAACTTCAGGCGTAGTGAATCGAGCCTTAGGCAAGCCGTTGGGACAGCCGTCGAACTTGAGACACAGGAAAAGGTCACGATTTCCGCTAACTTCACGAAGAACAACCTTGGTCTTCTCAACCACCTTGTCTCCAAACTTGAAGTGAGTGCATTGCTCGTAGACATGCGCATTGACAAGAATGCCTATCCACGAAACAACCACCTGAGCAACGTAGTCAGAACCCTTCAAAGCAACACCCATGTTGTTTCGAAATGGCTTAGGGTCAATCTTAGCAGAACCAGCGACAAGAGCTTCCGCCTTCTTAGGAGACGAAGGCAACTTCTTGCCACCACACTGATGCTTAAGATGACCCAGTTGTCCGCATTGATGACACGCTTGGGTTTTAATCCAATCTTGCTTGCTCATTTCCTTCTTCGGAGGAACAGGAAGGGGCTTCTTCTTCTGAGCAACCGTAAGAGCAATCTTCTCCGTCGGTTCCTCCACCTTCTCTTTAGGGAGCATAGGGCACGCCTCACTAGCATGACCAAAGCCACCACAGTACGCACACTTAAGGGCAGCACCGAGAAGACCAGAGTCACTCTCAACAGTGAAATCGTCCTTAACAACCTCACCATCTTCATCCTTACGGAAAATCACCCAACGACCAGGGGCGAACGGTTCACCGACCATCGGAGCTGAAATGGGCTTACCATTCAACGAACAAGAGGTAATATCCGCACGATCGGCAGCATCATACAGAATGAAATGCTTCTTCTTGCCCTTACGAGCGCCCTTTGACATGCGCTTCATGTTCTTATTGACGTTGCGCCCCTTCTTTCCAGAACGACCTTCGAACGGATTATACGACTCAAACCACGAACGATGGTGAAAAAAGGCGAACAGCAACACACCACAACAAACGGCAAGACAGAAGTACGCAACACGAGTACGATACTTCACGAACAAAGCTTTCACGCCCGGAATAACCTTCCGCAGCATGTCCAAAAACGAATCCTCGTCTTCCTCGACAGGCAACTCGGTCTCCGACCGCTTTTCGTCACGAAAGATCTTACCAATCAACTCCATCATATCCGCCACAAGGTTTGCACCCTTGACGTTACGAGGGTCGAGAGCACGACCAAACTCAGCGAATCCAGCGACCAAAGCACCAACCTTGATACCCGAAGAGAATGCAGACATGAACTCGAAAGCACCCTCCTTCTGATGCTTACGGCTTCGACGCAACCAAGCGTAGACCGCAAACACCACAGAACAAAAGAGCATTGAATCAAAGTTGCCCCAAAAGAAACACACGAAATCGTCCCACTTAGGTCCAAGCCACTTACGTGGCGCAAACACCATCCCTACCCAAGGGTGACGGGCACGAAATCCTGTGATCCAAGTTGAACGAAGCAATCTCAGAGCACGATCAGGCACGAATGCCGTCCAGACTGGCATCTCAATCGAGAGCCAACTGGGCAACACCTTCTTGGCAAGCGCTCGGATCTTCTTACGGAATCCGAACCAAGCACCCAGAACAAACACCAGGAGAAGCGTATTGATCATCGGTTGTCGTTGTTTTTAAAAGTGG